CGGTGTGGCTTTCCCATACAGGCTATATGCCTATATTATTTTCCATGCCTTGTCTTTAATCTCATCATCTTTTGCGATAGATTCAAAACGAGCCATGAGTTCGTTAATAGTCCTGATTCTGACATAAGCTGCTTCTCTTACACTTGATTCATCATCATCAGAGTTAATAATCATATCCATTAATTCTTTTTTCATTGCTTCTACTTCGTCTAGTAATTCTTGACTTTGTAAAAGGTTTCTAAATGCTTCTGATTTTGTCATAGTTTAGGTGTTGCTAAATTTTGTATTTTTTCTAAAGAATTTATTATTTCTTTTGTTTTATTCATGTCATTTTTTTCGGAATCATTGTTTGCTTTTTGTGCTAATTGCATTTCTTTTAATGCCATTTCCTTTTCAAACTGAACTTGTTTCTGTTGTAGTTCTAACATTTCTTTTTGCACTTTAAGTTCTAACTCTTGTTTCTCCATTTCAAGTTTAGCCATATCTGATTGCATCTTCATTTCTGCTTTTTCTTTTTCTACTTGTGCAAGTATTTTAGCTGCTTCGGTATTAGGATCAGATTGTGGGTTTTGTGCTTGTTGTTGTGCAAGTTGGTCTGACTGTTCTTGTGTGATGTCTTTAATAAATCCAGACTCATCTTTAAACCCTGCCATGTTTACAAATTTAGCAAGTGTGTCTCTGTATTGTTTAAGACTAACTAATGGATTTGATAAACCATATTGTGTAAGCATTTGCTCTTGTTTATCCAAGACCATTTGCATTACACCAAGCTGTTCTTGTTTGCTTCCAGTTCCTAACCCCACATTAACTGTTACATTGTATTGTGTGTCCCACTCTCTAGGATTCATAGGAATAAACTTGTTGTTAACCTTAATGATTCTTTCTTTGTCTTGGTACTTACAGAGTAAATGCAAGATACCCTTCATAAGAGAACTAACCCCAGTGTCAGCAAAGATACGAGCTATTAACTCAATTTTACCACCTGCTGCATTACTCATTGCACTCACTGCTGTGGCTGTTACATTCTGTAGGATATTAGGATCAAGTCCTTGTGATGCTTCAGATACTCCGCTTCGTTTAGCTTGTACAGTATCTAGGTATTCCAACATAGGGAATGATTGTCCAGCACTAGATTGTACTGTCATAGGTACTAAAGCATTAGGATTCTTAATGCGAATAACACCACCTGCGGTAGATGTGAGTAAGTCATCAAGGTTAACCTGCCCCTCTACTGCACCTACCCTGTAATTGTTTGTAAGATACAAGTTGTCTAGCATCTGTCTAGTAATTGTAGATTTAATAAGTTGTAAATCTACTGCTCTATCTGCTAATGACTGACCAAAGAATTTGTGTGGTATTGGTAGTGGGCAAACACTATGGAAAGGTATGTAATCACATTCCTCACTCATTAATACTTTGTTACTTGCATAACAAACTCTATGCAGTTCTGCTATACCATCACCATCTAAATCTGTTCTTACATAACATTCGTAGTATTCAACCAACTCCATTGATTCATCATTAGAGTCATTAGTATTAAAAGGTTGCTCACCTGCACCATATCTTGCTACTCTTTCTGGGGTAAAGTCTAATGTATCACCAGTTTGTAATGTATGCACTAAATCTTTATCGTAACCCATTGCCACTAAATCTGAACGAGTGACTAATTTTCTTTGTGCAACAAAATCAGCTTCCCCAATTGTCACTGCTCTTTTATCAATTAAAAATTCTTCTGGAGCTACATTCTCTATCTTAATTTTAGAGTAATCTTTTGTGCGTTTACATTTTACATTGTAGTAAACATTAATGATTGGTGGAGTTTCCATCATCACAGGCATACCCATTTCATCTATTAATGGCTGTCCCATTTGATCCATAGCTGGTTGTGGTTCTTGCTCTATGACTTCTTCTACTTCTTCTTGCTCAATAACTTCCACTTCCTCGTCTTGCATAATCATGGTCAGCTCATCTTCAGTAAGCATCTCATATTTTTCTTTTGTTGTATCTTTTTTGTCATCCCAATATGCTTTTACTATTCCTACTTTTTGGCACAGTGCATCCCAGAACCAAGAGTTCATAACCTCAAAGCCATTGTTGTCTTTATAAAATACATGGTTAGCCATCATGGTTGCTTGTTCAGCTAATTCACTGTCACCTTCGTTAACTGCCTCAAACACAACAGCATTATTACTTTGGGTAAACACCTTCATAATTTGTGGTAGTGCACCATCTACAACCTCTGCCACTTCACCAGTCACTATCTGACTGCGACCTTCAACCTCATTGCCATAAGGTTCTCTCATGTAGTATTCAAGAGCTGTCTGTCTTTCTTGCGAGGTTTCAGTTTCAATAAACCCTAAACTGTCATCAATATGTGACTCAACAATATTTAACATTTCTCTATTGTCGTCAGAATCAGCGTTCATTTTTTTCTTATCGTATGCCATTTATACTATCCATGATTTGTTAATCTCTAATGGTTTATCCCATCCATCATCTGTTTCGTTTAATCCTACAGCTAAATATCTAAAAGAGTCGGCAGCGTGGCTTGTGAAATCATGCACAGGTTTATCAAAGAAAACATCTCGTTTTTCATCATATTGCCTACGATAGTTTCTTAATAAATCTACTGCATCTTTTACTTTTGTATTGAACCAACATCTAGGTAGTATTCTTCTAACAGCTTGTATGCCATCATCTACACCTAGCTTTGCTACAACCCTACAATTTAACCTAGCTTCTTGTAATATTTCTAATCTGGATTTACCTGTGCCTAGTTCTCTAACTTGTATATCATGAGGGAGTAGCTGTTCTGCTGTATCGTATCGGTTATCCCTCAACCAATTAATATAATAATCTAATCCCTGACCATGATTCTCTAAAAAGTCTATGATATGTATTTCTTGTCCAACTACTTGTGCTACAAATATTGCAGTGCTATCACCCATACCTAAATCCCAAGATACGAATGTTTTGCATATATCATCACGCAACACACTATCACTTATTTGACCTTTAAATTCTAGGTCATTAATTAATGTTCCGTAGTATGCACCCTCTACTGGAGTGTGAAAATTAACTTCAAACTCTTGAGAGTATTTATCATCACCCATTTCTTTTTTAGCTGCATCAAGTTCTTCTTGATCTACTAATCCTGTTTCACTAGCTTTAAACTCTAGTAAGTTCCAACCATCTTCACCAGACATTGCTTTATCTCGTAGCGTTGCAAAATGGTTTCTACCTTTTGGTGTACCTATAAACATTACAAAACCTTTTCTATCTGCTATTGCTGGTCTTATAATCTCACTGAATAAACTTGGATTAATTTGTGCGTACTCATCAATAACTACTCCATCAAGATATATTCCACGAAGTGCATCAATGCTATCAGCACCATACAAACTTATTCTGCGACCCATGAAATCTGACCTTAACTCTGCAATATTGTTTACAGCTTTTAATGGTCTAGTAAATTCTGTTAGCATATCCCATGCAATTCTTTTAGCCTGTGAATATGTCGGAGATATTAAAGCGAATCTAGGATTCTTTAGTTTGCAATTCAATGCACTATGTATTAATTGATTTATAGCACCAACAGTCTTACCCATTCTTCTATGTGCTACAACAACTGTAAATCTGTTATTCCTAACAGACTTATGTATTTGTCTTTGTGGTTCTCTGGGTATATAACCTGTGTTAATCGTTGTCATCTATTCCAGTAACAACTTGAATCAATAATGGTTGGTCAGAGTCTCCAGAGATTTTGTTCTCTTGCATCACTGCTCCATCAGCTCTTTGAAACACCTCTTTGATAGCATGGACATCACCATCTTCTGCTTTTGTTAATAAAGAATCTACTACTTTGTTAGCTCTCTTTGCTTCATCTTGTATTAACTTGCGTTTAAGTGTATCTCCAAGCAATCTATTGATTTTGCTAGAATTTTTATTTCCTTTATTTACTTCAGAACTGCGTTTAGCAGCTAACTGTTTTCTTTCTTCTATATCCATTGTTATGCAACTCCATTACGGGTCATTGCTCCTCTTTTAGTTGATTCATTCTATACAACCTTGCTTCTTCTGACAAGTACAACCATTGAGCTAGGTCATCATAGTCTCGTTTACATGAAGTGCATCTAGCTACCCCATCTTTTTCCTCAATGATTCTACAGACTCCATTACAAGGACTGCTTACCATTTAACTTTGTTTGCCCAGAAGGCAGCTGACATTTTTCCTTTTGCAATATTTTTACCATGTCTGGCTTTAAATGATTTTGCTCTATTTGTCATTTTTCTATCACCAGTAACACCCTGTTGACCAAATCTAATTGTTTTAACTTTGTCTCCATCTTTAGCTACTACTACATGGGATTTTGTTTTATGGCTCGGAGTTCTTTTAGGTTTATTAAATCCAGATACACCTGCTCTTTGTAGTCTTGGATCTTTCATAAAGGGAATTTTTTAGCTTTTTGTTTTACTTTAACACAACTATCTTTTCCATTTTTCGTTCCATTAAATCTATATCCTTTCCAACACGCTTTTCCATCTGCACCTTTTTTTTTGGCAGTCATACACAATCTCCTATAGACTCAAACCATCTGCGTAATTCTTCTTGCCTTTTTTCATTGGACTTTTCTTTTTCATTAGTTTCATTTTCATTACACATTCTCTACTTGCGTACATTTTTGTATTCGTAAGCATCCTAGATCAATAATAAAATATTCAAAATATGTTTTGTTTTTAGAGTCATCCATTTTCATATCTTGATACCACTCAAAACCAAAGTGACAACCACAGAACCAGTGCCATGACCACATATTAATCTCCTAAATTATAATCCTAGTAAACCTTTAATATACTGCATAGGTTCTATTTTTCCTTCGCCCATTGTTCCTCTTGTGTTGTAGTATTCATTTTGCATTTCATCAAACATGGCTGGGTCATATTCATTTAAATACTGCATATATTCTGCATCTGTATTAAACATAGGCATATTGTTTTCATTTACAGGAATAGGTAATATGTTTTGTATTGGAGCTTGTGGTGCTAATGGTTGTGATGGCAATGCTGGTTTACCTAATAGGTTTGCTAACAGTCTCATTTCTTGCTCATTGTAATTTGGCATATCTTATCCCATCCTATACTTTTTAGAATTAGCTTCTGACAATGCAATTGCAGTTGCTTGTTTTTTACTTGTTACTTTTTTACCAGATGATGTTTTTAATTTTTTATCTTTAAATTCAGACATTACTTTTTTTACTTTATTTTCTTGTTTTTTATTCATATCTTTTATTTTTTCTGGATTAGTAAATATTGTTGCTGTGTGAGTAGTTCTGACCATTATATTTTTCCTGAATAAAAAAATGCCACCCGTTAAGATGGCATTTACAAAGGAGTGTAGGAAAGTTCAAGACGAACTTATCCCAACCCCCTGATTATAGCAAAATTTCTTCTAATAGACAAGCCACTAGTCCTACAAGACCGATGGTTGCAAATAAATCAAATAAATATTCCATTATGCCACCTCCTTTAAATTTAATAATTTTGCAATTTCTGGTGCAATTTTTTATTAATATATTTTACTTATCACGAAAGATCAACAATTTTAGAGGTATATCTTCCATTCTTTTCTTTTTTCCACCCCTCTACTAAAATAGTCCACCCTGCATCTCGTAGGAAGGGCAAGGCAGGACTTTCTGTAATTTTCTTTACCCTAGCCCCAATGTTGCTATAACTTGTCACCTGAATGGCTATGGTGTCACTTTTGTGTATTGCAAGAATGTCTATTATCCCAAACAGGTCTTTTCTTCGTCTGCTAAAGGCACACCATTTTTCAGTCACCTCTACCAAATCGTAATTTTCTTTTTTTAATCTAGCTAAAGTTCTTTGGGTAGGACTAGTCTTTGCCATTGTCTTTTTCTAGTAAGTTTCCGTAGCCATCATCTTTGCTTTTTTCTTCTGGGTCTACTTTCTTTTTCTTAAAAATTTTATCCCAGTTTGCTTCCACTAATTTTGTGTTTTCTTTTCTACGACCTGATCCTTTACCCATCACAATCTCTCCTTACTTTACATACTTCATGTTTATCATAATATCTTACGCTGTTGTTTTTCATGTCTATGTTTTTAATTTGTGTATCTTTTGGTAGGTGTATATATTCTTTTTGTAAA